CCCTCGATACTGAAGTGTGTGGATTTAGTATCGAAGGTGTGGGTGTGGTTTCCGGCCGTGTCGTAAATTGTGACCTTTGGTTGGCCCGTTCCCGCCCCGAACGCTGAGAACAGGAAATTCCCGTCATAGACCCGGAGAACGCCGAGCGTCCCTTCGCTGACGATGATGAACTCTTCACCATTCACCGTCTCGGAACCGTTCGGGTTGATCGTGACTGCGCCGCCCTGAGCGTAGACGTAGCATTCCCACCCGCTGGTGAGTGTTGCCGCCGATTGCGTGGTGCAGGTTGCCACCGCCGTAAACGCAATGAGCTGGTTGTGGTCGGCCTTGACGACCGTATACGCCGTGTCCTTCGCAACGCGCCGCGTCACGAGGCCCTGGGCGATATGGGACATCTCCGCCCGCATCGCGTCGTCGAGATTGGACGGCTTTGCGGTGCCCAGAATGGACACGCCGTTGACGTCCTGATTTTCGGAAGGGGTCGTCGAATAGTCGAGGATTGAGTTTTTCGCCATCAATATAGTCCTACGCTGTCGCGTGCGCGATCTGCCTGCGAGCGGCTGCCGTCGCCCGTGTTTCCGCCGAAGAGGCCACCCAGAAGGCCGCCATTTCCCCACCCGCCCCCGCCGCCGACCGTCTGGCCGTCGCGGAAGAGTGTTTCTCGCCCGAATTTATCGATGCGGGAGACGAGACCGTTTCCAAGGCTCGTGATGCGGGAGCCATCCGTTGCCACGCCGGACGTGCCCTTTGGGCCGCCCCATGCGCCGTATGCTGCCTGCGCCCCGCGGCCGAGGTCGTTCAGGGTTCCGACGCCGGCCCATGCCCCTTGCCCGCTTCGGTCGCCAAGAAGACCGCCGATACCTCCAAGCATGCCGCCCTGCGGGTTGTTCGCGCCAAGAGCCTCGCGGGCCAGAAGGGAACCGACCATCCCGCCAATCGGGCCACCAACTGCTGACCCGGCAATACCGCCCAGAAGAGAGGCGCCGGCATTCTTGGCAAACCGGCCGAGGCGTGAAGGCTGCTGTTGCGTGGCTTCAGGCGTGGTCGTTGTGGCCGCATCCTGCTCGACGACGGCTTCCGGCGTCTGGATCGATCCGGTGCTGACAGGTCCTTCAATCGCCCCGACTTCTGCCGTCTGAGGTTCATAGGCCGGTAGATTGTCGACAGGGTTCGCAAGAGGATTGGGACTCAGTCTGCCGACGCCAAGGATGTCGTTCGGGTCTCGCGTCTTGAGGCCCGACAGTCCAAGGATACCCCCCTGCTCCATGGAATGGCCCATCTGGCGGTATGCGTCCGCAAAGCTGGGCGTTGTCTGCTGGGTCGTGGGTGATACGGCATCAATTGCGGAGACGGCGCCGTTGGTAGTCTGCCGCTCAGGCTGGTAGGCCTGATAGGGTTGGTCCTGCGATACACGGCCCCGCGCCATGTTCACTTCGTTCTGCAGGTTGGCCTGCGTCTGCATTTCTGCGAGCTGCGCTTCACGGCTCGGCATACTACCCGAGGCAAGGAGGCCGCTGCGGAGACCATCAAGACCGTTCGCAACCGCTCCACCAGCCATGCGGTCAGCGGCAATTGACTGCATACCAGCGCCAGACAGGTTGAGGCTTGGCGTCTGGCCCATGCTGCTCGACAGGAGGCCATATGCCTCGGTCGGGGTTACGGCCGGCGTCTGAAGATCCTGCGGGACGTCGAGGAGGCCGCGCTCTACAGCGCCAGGTACTGCCGAGGTCCATGTCTCGGGGCGAATTTCCGGGGTTGGGATGTTCGGGTTCGGCATTGACGCGAGATCGACCGGGTTGCCGAATTCATCCGTCGCCCGGCCGGGGCGGAAGCCCTCCACGCGCTCCATGGCGTCGAGCATCGTCGTGCGCTGCTCAGGAGAGAGAGACGACAGTTCCGTATCGGGGTCGATACCTACGGCGCGGGCGACGGCGCCGACATAGGCGGAGGTATTGTTATTGTCCTCGGGAGGGGCGTATTTGTTTATGGCTTGCCGAAGCGTCCTGCCTGCGTAGCTTTCCGAGCTGAACAGCAGAGCCTCTTTCGCGGCACGGCCTACGTCATAAGACGGGAATACGGCGAATCCCCCGGATGATCCGATCGCACCATGCCGGCGCGAAAAAGCGCCGGGCCTGATATTCCCAGGGTTGTTCTGGCGATAGCTAAACGTCCCTCGAACGGTGTATACGTTGCCATCTGCGCCGCGAACGGTCGTGTAGCCGGGGCCGCCGCCGAGAACTTCGACGAAATCCATGGGATGCCTCAATGTTGAGATTGGCGCTTATTGTGCTTCTGATCGCGGCGCCGGCCTTAGCCGACGACGCCACCATGATCTCTCGCTATGCGGATGTGCGCGGTGACTGCCGCGAGGGGCAGACGGTCGATGGACGCGAGCTAAGCGAAGACGAAATCGTAAAGGTCTGTGCTGAGCGCGACGTTATCGGGAAAGATCTGACCGATAAGGGCTACTGCTGGGACAGCGGCGAGCAGACTTGGATCATCTGCCCCTTGACGAACTAAGGCCCTCGCGATGGAGGGCCTTGATTGCTGATGTGATATTTCTTGTTAGGCCTGCGCTCGCCTTGATTTACGTGCGACGGTTACGAACTGATGCTCGTGATCAATCTGAACACGCCATCCGATCTCTTTCGGGTGCATCGCAGCCATAGCATCGCGCAGCGCCATGGCGTGATACAGAACGAGTTCGTCCGGCGGCATGGTCGAAGCGACGACGGTGACCGGAACGGAGGCGGCTGCGAGACCTCCGAGGAAGGTGCGGCGGTCCATTATGCGCCTCCTACCGCTAGGAGATGCGAGTGCCCAGGCCACCGGCTTTCAGGCAGAAAATCCCAACCATTGTCGGAAGAGAGCTTACCGGCGAGCTTCCAAGCTTCACCGAGGTCGCGATAATACCCCATGCGGTCCCACGTACCGTCTGGCAAGAGCATTTCGACGCAGAAAAGGCACGATCCGTCATCCTGCGCATAAAAGGAAACCTGAATTGAGGTGCGCTTGACGTTCCCTACATCGGGGAATTGGATGATATCTCCCATCACGCAGCCCTCCCAACTTTGATATTCTCAGGGACCCGATCCGCGAAGTAGGACAGTCCCTTCGGGGTAAGGTAAGTCTGGAGGTGCGTCTTTTCGTCGTTGCCCTTCTCCGACTTCACCTCAAAAATCCCAGACTGTCGGTACTGAACGTAGGGCACCAAATCGCCGCCCTGGTAGAAAAGGTAGGAGCCCTTCAGCCAGCGGACGAATAGATTGGGGCGAAGGTTAAGCGCCCGGCCGGCGTTCTGAAGCCCGAAAAGGCCGTCCGCGTTCATAAATGCATCGTAAAATGCGGTCTTCGGCGCCAGGTCCTGAATTATCGCGTCTTTCTGGATGATAATGTCCGCCTGCTCTGCCGCAAGACGAAGAGCGTCTGCGAAGGTCTGCGGAATAGCGAAATTCTGCCGCGACACCTGCTCGACGGCAAAGTAACGCTCGATCATCTCGTCGAAGACCTCCCATGCCTTGTCGTCTCCGAGTGTCTTGGCAATCTTCAGGTAGCCGCGCTTGGTGATCAAATGTGCCTTTGGGGCATATTTTGAGAAAACGCCTTCTGGGAGGTTGGTACGGATTTCGTCCCGACCTAATTCCACAAAGTCTTCCCCGGCGACAAAGCGTTCCCGGTTTTCATCGAAGCTGCGCTTCGCGGTGTCTTTGGGGCGGCCATGCACCTTGTCAATCAGGGCGAACGTCACGACCTGCTGCCCGCGATATTCGATCTTGTGAATTTCTGTTCCTGCAATGATAATGGGTAGGGTCATCTGCGGTTCCTTTTTAACCTCGGATGATTGGGAGTCCCGCTTTTGCCGAGCGGGTCTTGATTGGACGGCGGGGCCAGCGCGCTAGCTATTTCCCCGCCGTCACTTCCTGGGCTCGCCTAAGAGCCTGGATTATCAGCGCATTTTGCGATGTGCATTCGCGCCGTGATTTCTTTTCCAGCCATAGCTTTAGATCTGCGGGCATCCGCACGATCAGCCTTGGCAGTTCTTCACTTGCATAGGCCACTTCGTCTCCTTTCATGATGCGACGGTAATATCGATATCACGGTCGCATCATTGACGGCAAGCGCTAAATAGCACAGTGCGATTACGACCTGTGGAGGCAGCAATGGCAAAACACCCGACTGGCCGCGGTTCTGATCAATTCGTAGTTCGGTTTCCCGACGGGATGCGTGAGGAGCTGAAGGTTTTGGCCGCAAACAACGGCCGGTCCCTAAACGCGGAAATTATTCTGCGCCTGCGTGAGTCCATGGATATTGACGTTGCGGCGGGCGTAGGCCCGAATAACGGCTACCCGATTTACATGCCCGACGACCTGGCAGACAAGGTTGCCCGAGCCGCCACCCGAATGAACCGGTCTATCGAGGCCCAGGCCCTCGACACGCTCGAAAAGTCCTACCTTCCGCCCAAGCCCTGACTCGACTCCAGATTGATCTCGTGCTTTTGTTTTCCTGCTTGAGGGGAAACTACAATGCGCAAATCTCTGTCACGCGGCTCTATCTGCGCCGTGCTTTCATTTTCGTTGGCCGCTTGCACGACATCAACATCGCAGATGGCCAAAGAGCCACACAAGGTGCCGAAATCGGCCCTCTGCCGCTCCTATGTGCAAACGAACGACCAAAACCTTCGCTATCAGATCCATACTGAACTCAATCGTCGCGGCATCCACCCGGCGACATGCGACAAGATGGTTCAGGACCAAAACAACGCCGCGGCGGCTCTAGCCGCTGTAGCGGTTATCGGTGCGGCTGTGGCCGTCTGCTCCAATAACAATTGCGGCGGCGGCAGCTCGGGGTATGGCTACGCTTGGGACCAGTTCCAACACCCGAACGCCTTCGGGCTCATGTGGGCTTGCCGGTCGCGGGCGACGGGTCAATTTGCTGACAATTACCACTGCAACGGCCTGGCTATGCACGACAACACATGGCCAGGGATGTACTTGTGATACTCTGACACCTCGCATATCTTCAGCCTATGGACCAAACCACCTTCTGGCAAATCTTCGCTGCCGTTCTTGCGGCCAACCTCCTAACCGTGGCCTTTGTTTGGGGATGCGTGAACATCAGCCGGCGCGAAGAGGCGAAGGAGTCTTTCGGCCTATATCTTGGCGTCGTGTGCATGACTCTGTTCTTCTGCACAGGAGCCCTGTACATCGCATTTGGCGGGACCTAGCGTCCCGTCGCCACCTCTGCGCCAATCCTAGACATGGGCATCTGCCCAGCCTGTGCTGCCGCCTCGATTGCCTTGAAGCCGGCCGGAGCCGGGATTACGCCCTGCTGGATGAATTCGGCTACCTGTCGAGCCGTCAAACCGCCAGAGCGAATAAGCTGAGACAGCTTTTCCACGTTCCGAACGGTCATGTGGTCAGCAAGTGCCTTAGCTCCAGCCCCAAGAACGGGAAGCCCTATACCGACCGGGCCGGCGAGACCGTACCCGGCCGCACTGGAAAGTGTCCCGCTGACGACGCCGGTAGGAGCAAGCTTCCCGGCTAGGCGCAAGGCGTTCTGTGGGATCGTACCCTTGATCACCCGCTCCGCCGCCTTTTTTTCAGCCGCCGACATGCCGCGGGCAAGGCGCGGATTATCGAGGATCGCCCGAACGTTTTGGCGCATCGCGTTATCAGCATTTCCGCCAGAACCTGTGGAGTCAGCCCGGCGCGTGGCCTTGAGTATCGCCGTATCGATCTTTTCCGCCTTTTTCATGCGAGTCCAAAGGCTGCGAGCCCGGAGCATCTGATTTGCGGCCTCTTTCGAATTTCCGGCAAGAACATCGTCCGGCTTCAGATCGCCGATAAAATCGTCAATCTTGTTGATCATTTTTGATACGAGCCGTTGCTGATCGGGCCGGGTGACATCTCCAGCCGCGTTCCCGGCTACTCGCCGGATGATATCCATTCCCTTTAGCGTGGTATTCTGGCCCTCAAGTCCGTCCAATCGGTTCAGAACGGCCATCACGCCAGGGTGAAGCGCCGTGTCGAAACCATCCTCCGCAAGCTGCTTCTTGATGGATTCGGTGAGTCGCTGAGTGCTGCCCGGCTTGATGATAACACCCGCGTCCTCGGCCGCTTTGTAGGCCTTGCTGGCATATAGGCCCAACTCCTCAATGGTCGGGATAGTCTTGCCGGCCATACGGCGTTCTATAGCATTGGCAGCGCCGCGGACTACTCCGCCTGCGATGCCGCCCGTTCCGGCGCCAAGGGCTGAACTGCCGAGGCGGCTTTCGAAGCCACCCTCACCCGAGCCAAAACCATAGGCGCCACCCATCAGTGCGCCCTGCCCGATCGCCCCAACAGTTGTTTTCGCCGCAGCGCCCGGCATCATCACGGCGCCCGCCAGTTGCCCGGCAAATCGGGATGCCCCGCCCTCGCTATCGCGTTGGCGCTGATCGGCAAGGTTCTGCTCGTAGTTCCCGGCCTCGCCACCGATGCCCGTCAGGTCTCCAGCCTTCGCTGCGAACTCGTCCGCGAGGCCGAACGTCAGCATGTCGGCCGTGCCGCGCACGAAATCATCGGCCATCCTGCCGGCGCCGCGCGCTACCGCCATGGCCTTGCCACCGGGAGACAGCGCGTCATATCGAGCCTGCGGAAGGCTCTCTATCTGAGCATCCCCCAGCTTGTTCGACATGCCGGAAAGCTCCTGCCGCATGTCCTGCGACTGCTGGCTCTCCTGTGCAGGGCCAAGCTGAGAGGCGATCTCGTCAACCGTGGCATTCTGCTGTTCGGGTGTCAGGCTGAGGAAGCTGTCGTCAACCTTCACGCGCTTGCCGTTGATATTGAGTGTCGCCATTACGGTTCAACGCTCCATTGAACGCCGGAAGAGGTTCGGTTGCCCCCTTGCTGGGGTGAGCCGGCGCCCGGCTGATAGAATGAGCCTCCGCGAAGCCCTTCCGCGCGTTGACGGTTGAACTCCAGACGACGTTCGGCCAAGGCTTTCGCTCGCTCCAGAATGCCACGGCGAACATTAATCGGCAGGCTGGACGACCCCTGCATATCGAGGAGGATTTTCCGCTCACCTTCGGTCGGGGCCGCACCGAAGATCGATTTCAGGCTTTGAAGCGCCTGCCCGACGACAAGATTGTCATAGTCGGCCGTCGCGGCGGCGCTCTCTTTCGATGATACCGAGTCCGGCACCATCCAGTCAGGCAGGGCATTCCCGACGACACCGCGCGCGCTGGCACCGAAGCCTTGGTTCGCCTGATCATTGATGGCAAGAGCCTGATCAAGGGCGGTGATTGCAGCTTGGTTCGCTGCAACCATATCGTCGGCCTCAAGGATCGCCTTCTTGTCCGTGGCGGTCAGTGGTGACTGGTCTTCGCGCGGCATTTTCCCTGTCAGGATAAACGACTGATATGCCGGGTTGTCGGGCGTCAGACCGTTCGCCTCGGCAGCAGCGCGGCGTGTCTCGTAGGGGTCTGGCTTCGTGTCGTCGGGCTTTTTCGCCGTGCCGAGCGGCGTCCAAGACCCAGCATTCTCGTCGAAGTAGCCGTATTCTCCATTGTCCAGCGTCTGAAACTTGCGATTTGGCGCCTGCGCCTTCAGGCGTTCCTGCTCAGCCTCGCGCTTCTGCTTATACGACAGCGTCAGGAGATCGGCCGGCGACATCCCCGCCTCTAGCATTGGCAACAGGTCGGGGCTGTTCTTCTGCAGCCAATCCATGGTGGCGTTTTTCTGGCGAGCATCTTTTCGCTGCTGGGCAAAGCCAAGAGCCGCCCCGGAAAGCTGCTCCTGGGGGTTGCGCCCGGAAAGCAGGCCAGTGCTGATCGCCAACAGTGCATCGGGGTTGAAATTGCCAAGAAAGCCGTTAGCCATCGTCATCGTTCCTCAGAGGTATCCGGCGCGCTGGAACCCCTCTTGCATGGCACGAAGCCGAGCGGGGCCGTCAGGCATGTTGTAAAAGATGCTTTCCCAACGCTTCATCCGCGGGTCCAGTGTGAAGCCGTCCCCGCTATCGCCCGTGCTGCCGGTCGTCGTCGCCGTCGTGTCCGTCGAGCCGCCCGGCGTGAGGTTCTGCGGCAGGGATGAGACCTGTACCGGGTCATAAATCTGGTTCAGGTACTGGCGTTGAGCGAGCAAGCCGCCACCGAAGCCGTTGTTCATCTGCTTGGCGAGCAGTCCAAGCTGGCCGGGGAAGCCGGCCGGCATGGAAAGGCTGCTCTGCTCCTTGATCGGGCGGCCAAAGGTTTCGTTTGGGCGTTTTCCTGGCATGGTCGTCTCCTTAAAGGCGCGGCGCGGCTGTGCCGCCAGTGCCGCCTCCGAACAGGCTGCCCAAGAGCCCCAATCCACCGATACCGGTTAGGAACGGGTTCTGCCCGCCACCGCTGGCCGTGGTCTTGGATGTCGAGAACTGGCCACCAAGGTTGCCGACGTTCAGAAGCCGTCCGATCTGATCCCATGGGCTGTTGTTCTTCGCATCGAAAATGCGCAGTTCGTCGTTCTTAATGCGGGTGGCCAGATCCTCGTTCATGCCGCCGACCTGCATCAGCGTCTGATACGGCATCTGCGCGATATTGTAGGCGTTCTGCATGTTGCTCAGGCCCTGCTGCCCGGCATTGAACAGTTCGCCCTGAGAATTCAGCAGATTGCCATACTGGCGATCGATGTTGTCGATACCGACTTGGCCCATGTTCAGGAGGTTGTTGGCCGCGCCCTGCATCGTGCCGTAGGCGCCCGTCATGTTGTTGACGCCCTGCTGGCCGCCCTGGAAGAGCGCGTTGTTTGCGGCGTCCTTTCGACCCATCTGATACTTGTATTCGTCGGACAGCATGTTTGCGGCAAGATTGCCCGTTGTCTTGCCCATGACGCCCTGGTGTGCACCGGAACCGTACCGACCGGCCGCGGCGGCGCTGAGGTTCACGCTGTCGCCGGCCGCATCGAGCGCGCCGGACAGAACCCGCTGGAAGTTGGGATCGGCGTTCGGATCGAATTTTGACGTCGCCGTTGTACGGTAATTGTCCATGGCAAGACGCTGATCGTCCGTCATGCCGCCAGAGTTCAGAAGGTTCTGAAAAATCCCCTGGTTCGCGTCGAAATTCTTCCGAACGGACCCAAGCGCCTGCCGCTGGCTCTCATTGAAGCCGCCATTGCCGAGCATGCGCATATAGCGGTTCTCGGCATTGTTGGCCGCCATCGTAAGGCCACCCAGCGCGTCCTTCTGGTACGAATTGAAGCCACCATTGCCGATGATGTTGCCCATCTGGCGCGTCAGGCCGCGGCCCGTGTTACCGTTCGCCAGCGCTTCCAGCCCGCCCATACCCTTCATGGTCTGGAGCGAGTACGGAATGACGGTAGAGCCGGTGTAGATGTCCGAGCCGACGCCGTTTTTGTAGAGGTTCAGCGCGTCCGCAAGCCCGGTTTTCAGGAGGTCCTGTGTCGGCTTCCACGGTTCATTGCTGGTCGTTTGGGTCTGAGAGCTACCGCCGCTGGGCATAGACATCTACCTCGTATGTTCGGCTGACTTCTCGGGACTCGGGGAACATGGCCCCCCACCCCTTCCGTCCGCTGGCAGTGATGACTGAGGCCCCGCCTTTTCGGGCCGCGTCGTGGACGAATGACCGAAAGGGCTCGCGCCATGCCGCTACCTGCTCACCCGCGAGGCAGAGGCAGCGGAAGACGACGCCAGAAGGCCAGTTGTAGAATTTCCAAACGGAGGCCATCAGCGGCCGGGTTCCGTCGTGCGCCACCATCAGATAGGCCTCACCGGAAAGGCACATTTGCCGGAGAATTGACGCTGTCAGGTCGCAGCGATACCGCTCGCACGCCCTCTGAATTCTTCTTTCAAAGGCAGGCCAGATGTCGTCCACCTCATGAGGTGAGGCAAAGGCGACGAACATCAGCCCTTGATGCCTGCATGGGTGCGGACGTGCACCGCCGAAACATCGATACCGGCGCCACTCGACTTCACTCGGAGGACGGAACCGGCATCGATTGTTAGGTTGTGGTCTGTGATATGCAGCCGTGCATGGGACGCTACAGGTTCCTGATTGCAGACATAAACGGTCGAGCCGCCCTTGTCGTAGATCAGATCAACGTTCAGCGAGCCGGACGAGGTGTTGCAGAACGTGATGCTCTCTAGCGTGGACGCCTGGTTCTCACTCGATACGATGAGATCGACTTCGTTCGTATCTGACAGGCTTGTGATTGCGGTCTCGCGCTTGCCATCCGTCTTGGAATAGACCGTCATGAGAATGCGGCCCTTTCACCCATCAACTCGATGGTGGTAGCCGTCTTCCAGACGGCCCCTGCAGGCATGTTCACCTTCAGCTTGAGCATTCGCCCGTCACCTCGAATGCCACAGAAGCGGGTGCGGGCGGATGGCGTGACCGGATTTCGCCATGAAATGGGCTGCCCCTTATAGTCCGAAGTGCCCAGCGTCATCGTATAGTCTGCCGCATCGCTATCGAGGCGCGCGCCATTGATGAAGAACCTGTCGGGGTCGGCCGGGGCGAATTCCGAGGTGTAGAGGTCGCAGGCCAAGTTATCGCCCGACATGAAGGCCAAGCGGCCATTGATGGAGATCCCGCCAAATGTCGGTTGACCCGATTGCCAGAACCGGCTGTCGAAGGGGACGTCAATCTCATCGATTGTGTCGAAGTACTTGTCCATGCCGTCGATGGTGACGGACGGGGTGACGACCGCGGCGAGGGCCTGGAATTCCAGATCGGAGAAGCACCAACGGTCCAGCGTCCAGTTGTAGCCGAGAAGATAGCTCTTGGCGTCCCTCGCCCGAAAGCGCCACCAGACCACTTGACGGTACGGATCGACAGATGCCTCCATGTCCTCCAGAAAATCAGTGTCGATCGTCTCGGAGAACCACTTATTCAGCCGCTCAGCGCCGATGGGGTTGTTGACTCGATAGAAGCCGGACGGGCTGTAATAGACGAAATCGTCCTGACCGATCTGCGCGCCGGCATAAGGCGCTGCGAGCCCCCTTTCCGAGGTGATATCCGAGAAGGCGAAGATCCAGCTGCTTTCGAGTGCAAACCGCATGGACCGGATGGCCGCCCGCATAAGGATGACCGCGCCGCCCGTGACCGAGATACCGGCCATGACGTCGGCGCCGGCCGGCATGCGCTGCGACCCTGCCCCGTCCTCACCTTCGGCCCACTGCTCGGTGTTGTTGATGCCGCTCCACCGGACAAGGTCAGGAGCGCTGTCGATACCGAGAGCGACGACGAAGTCACCAACGGCGATAAGGCTACGGCAGACGGGCGGCGACCCCGCAAGGTTCGCGAACACGGCGTCCGACGAGATATCGAATTTCTGGATAGGGTCAGTGCCATTCGTGGCAAGCACGCGGTCACCGAACTGCAGGAACACCCACCGGAAGGACGAAGAGTAGTCTGACGAGGTTCGGGAAACGTCGTCCCAAATCAGGGTGGTCTCGTTGAAGCGGTACAGCTTCGTTGCCGTCCCGGCGAAGGTGGCGACCGTCCCCGCCGCTGTGCGGGCATGGAATACGCCCGTGCACCCCTCCAGCGTCTCGACAGACCCTTCCCCGAAATCAGGGTCAACCGGGATTGTCTCGTTCAGCGAAGGCATCGGCCCCCATCCGTCCACGACAGGGAGCGCGTTCACCACCGCATCGGCGGCAGCGACGTTGTACGACGCCTTGTCTGGTTCGAAGGGGGAAAGCGGGATTTTCAAAGCGCGACCGCCGTCTGGAAAAGCTGGTCGATCTGCTCGGGCGTCAAGCTGAGGCCGACAGCCAGCGTCTCTATGAGCGTGTGATCGCGCTTCATTTCGGTGGCGTATTCCCACTCGATGCGGGCGGCAGTGCGCTCGGGCTCGGCAATCGCGTCAATCGCGGCCTCGACGCTGGATAGCAGCCCTGCCTGGAGAAGAGCGAGGCGGGCCTGCCGCATGGAAATGGACTGCGGAATGATGACCGGCACGTCCTCCAGCGCATGCACGTACTTGACGACCCCATCCACCCGCTTGACGCTGGTAGAAGCAATGAGCTTGCCTTCCGGTACGGGATCGGCTTCGACGGGCTGATACAGCTTCAGCGTCGCCAGTTCCTCGGCCGGCCACAGCGTTGCGATGTTCATGGGATACAGGACACCGGCAATGCGTTCTCCTCTCCACGGTGCAAAGGCACCGGGAGGGTTTTCCCGATAGAGCGTCATGATTGCCTCAACAGAGTTGTATCTGGATGCCCGCAGAGGTGGTCGCACTGCTGGACCACGTAAGTGATGCGGCACTAGTCGCACCAGCAGGCGAGATGGAGAGTTCGTAGACGGCGGATGAATAGCTCGTCGAGAGGAGCGATCTTTGCGTCAGGCCTGCCGGAGGAGAAGATACAGTCCTGTTGTTAGCCGCAATTGCGAATGAGGACAGCAGCAGACCAGACTTAGTCGCATTAATCGAGGCTGCTGTTGCCGTCGTTGAAGACGCTTCGGTTTTTGTGCCTATGACGTCTATCGCACCGGTCCCGCCGCGCGTGCAGATAATCGTAGCATTCTTTACGCCGGAGTTCGCCAGGCTGAAGTTGAATGTTGAGCCTTCAGTGCCATCGACTGTGTGGGTGAGAATTGCAATGCGCAGGTTTCCGCTGAACGCCGAACCCACAACAGTCCAGTCGGCTAGCGCGCCCGTGGCGGTGATGAAGTTGCTATCGCCCCAGATAATGCAAGTAAACAGATCACCAACTTGCGCACCGGCCGGCTTGTTGACAGTGACATTGGTGGAGCTGGAAACGGATGCAGCGGTGGCCGAGACGAACACAGGGGGCGCGACGGCATCGGCGCCCCCAAGCAGCATGCTGTTGAACAGCACGCTCATACGCCGACGCCCCGCAAGCTGAAGTCAATGCGGGTTGACGAAACGACCTTGAAATCAATGCGAAACTTGGCGTTCGCCCCAGTCGGGGCCGCTGGAGCCGTTGCCGCACCGATCGGATACCAATTCGAGCCGAAAGCCAGCGTCCGGCCGCCCGTGCCATCCTGGACGCAATCAATGCCCCCGGTGAGCTTCACATAGCTGGATTGGTTCGTTGGGTTGGCCAGAGTGGCGTTGTGGCCGAGCGTCAGGTCCCAGTTGTTGCCGTCCGCAAGGTCCTGCGTGATCGTCGTGCCGCTGGTGAGCGTGGTGGAGGAACCCCGCTGGGGCTTCGTCCAGAGGTTAGCAGTTGCCAGCGCCCCATAGAGCGTATCGAAGTAGGCCTTGAGCGTGGCCTTGACGTTCGCCCACGTTACCCGCTTGAGGACGTTCGAGGCGGCGCTGTCAATCAGGCCAATTTCGTCCGCATCGACCGGTGTCGTCTTTTCCGTGGCGCCGTGGATGGACGACCCTACATTGCCGGCGTCCGTTACATCGGCAGACGCCTCGATGCCGGATAGCTTCGTTGCCTCCGCACTCGTATAGCCCTGATATCCCGCAGCATAGGTTACGGCAAAGGTCCCGGTCGTCGTGATGGGCGAGCCAGCCACTGAAAGGCCGGTTGGGACAGTGAGCGCTACGCTGGAGACCGTGCCCCCGGCCGGAGGAGTGTCAGACAGATCGTTGTAGCTTCCCGACGTCGCAACAGTAGCGAGACCGGTGACGTTGCCGGCCGGGATGTTCCCATGATGGTTCGCACGGTCAAAAGCATCCGCCTGGACGCTCGTCGGGTCATACATGCTGGCAGCCATGTCGCCAAAGCCAGTGCCCTGCGCATTGATGATCGGCGAAAGCGGGTCAAGCCAGTTGATCGTGACATTCTCACCAGCCTGGATGGAGGTGATCTTCTCGTCCAGCTTGGACTGGGTTTCCGTGCTGCTCCAGAGGCTGCCGGCCGAACGAATAGCCGCGGCAAGCTCGGCCGCCTTCGCCCCCGGATTGGTCAGCCAGGCGATGAGCGAGTCTATGAATTTGATCATGATCAGCCCACCACGAATTCTGTGTCGTCGATGACGTAGTCATAGCCATCGGGGAGAGGACCGGGGCCAATCGAGCCGTAATTGCCTTCGAGGCAACGACCGCGGCCGGTAGACGTGAACATAGAATCGACCGTCAGAACGGCCTGCTTGGCCCGGTTGAGCTGCAGCTTGGTCTCTTCGATGAACTCGTTGACCAGCGACTGGTATGGCGCGGCCAATTGCGGGTCACGGACGAATGCGCCGCCCCAGACGAGCGTTGCGGCCAGATAGACGTCGGGATGGTCCAGCAGGAGCTTATTCGCCGGGACGGTATCGCTGAGACCGAAGCGCCCCTGATACCGGAACCGGAACCGATATGGCTGGTCGAGCAGGCGGTCCATCTTGATCTTGGTGTCGTCGAGCGCCCAGAAGCGCGGATATCCGGTCGTATCAACATTGTTGAAGGCGCCGGCCGGCCTCGGCGTGAAATCGTACTCTCGGTCGAAGTCGATCAGCTTCAGGACGATCGGCGCGACGATTTTCAGGGATGAAACATCGATCTCGCGAGAGCCAGCGACGCCCGTCAGGATGGCGTCTGTTTCCACCATCGGCAGGAGACGGTTCAGGCGGGCCTCAGCGAGCGAAATGAACAGCGGGACGTTCCCCGTGATGTCATTCCGGTCCATGAAGTCCTGCACCGCCGTCTGAAGCTCGGTATAGGTCGAAATCGCCATTCATCCCTCCAGATAGAGGGATGGGGGCCGAAGCCCCCACCCTTATGCGCCGATGAGGCCTTTTGCCTTCAGGGCAGCGTCCGCAGCGCGGATCCAAGCGACGATGGCGTCAGCCTGGGTCTGGCTGAAGCCGTACGGCGTCGAGTTGGTAGCCGCCGTGGCCGCGGGAGCCGTGAAGCCGGTATCCTTGACGGACGGGGTTGCACCGAAGAACCCGACCTTGTCGCCGGTCTGGCCGAGGCAGACGCCATCGGAATTCTTGTCGGAAAGCTGTTTTGCAGCCATTTTCCAATACCTCTGGTCTTGATGGGGGAAGGTGGCCGGGCCCGAAGGCCCAAGCCTTAGGGAGTGCCCGAGATACGGGTGGCGAGGCGCTCGTCGATGACCTTCTTTCCGTACAGAATGTCGAGACGCCATGCGCTTTCGTCGTTGGTTCCGTCGTAGACCGGGATGACGCGGACACTCGTGCCCTTGTAGGTCTGGCGGCTGACATCGACAGCGCCCGGGGGGCGCTCCAGCGGAACGGAGACGAGCGCGAAGGCGTTCTTGTGGAAGATCATGTTCTGGCGGTAGCCGGTCGAGGCCGTGCCGATGAACGTGACGGGCTGGTTGTTCAGGTCGGTGACGCCCTGAACATCCACGGTCTTGAACGCGCCGGTCCAGATCATCGCCGGGGTGATAACCAGATCGGTTTCCGAGCCAACCGCCGTTGCATCCTGAACCACGGTGAACATCTTCAGGTAGGACAACGGCGCCTTGGTCACGGGGTTGACCGCATAAACGCCATCGATCGTGAACACGTCGCCGGCCTTGACGGTCTGGGTCGCGCCTCCAAGGGCGTCGATGTGGATCGTCTGCTGGTTGGTGTCCTTGACGTCCGCATAGCTGATCGTGCTGGCCGTAATGGACAGGTCAATCAGCGTGGAACCTGTGCGGGAACCTGTGATGTGGGTTGCCACGTTCTGCGTCATGTACAGATCGATGCCGCCCACCATGCCGGTCTGGCCTTCGCGATAGGCCGGCTTGTTGATCGTGTCGTTGTACAGGTTCGTCTGGGAGCCGACGAGCGCCCAATGATCGGCCGGGCACAGAACGCCCGTGCGACCATCCTGCGGCACGGCGCCTTCATCGAGACGTTCCGGGCCCTTGGCGAAGTCCGCGAACGAGTTGATGAGCTGCCCCGGCGTGCCGACCCAGTTGGAAACGCCGGTATAGAGGCCGTGAAGATCGACATCGACCTTGTTGGCAAGCTGGACCATCGCCGGCTTGATGACGCGCTCGGAAAGCTCATCGATCTTCAGAGTCAGGTCCTGGGACGAGAACTTGAAGTCGATGCCCTTGCGAGTGTCGATCTTGATCGTGGTCTTGCCTTCGACGACGTCCTGAACGGCCATGACCGGGCCATCGCGGACGGTGAAGTCAGTCGGGCGGCGAATGGAAATCGTGTCGCCGACCTTGTAGCCGTTGATATTTTTCGAGAACTCTTCCTCGTAGCCGCGAAATACCTTCTTGGCCATGACGAGTTCGTTGTCGAGGATGCGCACCGCCTCTTTGGCGATGATATCCGCGGTGAGCGTGGTATTTGCCATGAAAATGATCCTTCTGGCGGTCTATTCCGCTGGGATGCGATTAGCGTTGGGCTCGCGCGCGCTGCGCAGCCTCCTGCCGGTTCCGGTGAGCGGCGTACTCTTCCATGCTCATTTCCCCGAGCGACTTCCTTGCTGACGCGCCGCTTTTGGCGGCTACGGTCGTCAGTGGCTGCACGCTGGTCTGAGCCGGTCTTGGAGCGGCCTGCTTTGCGAGGGCTTTCGCGCCGACGAATGCGAGATACAGGCCCCGGTAGAAACGCGGGTTGATTTGCCTCTGGATTTCCTCAGGCGTCAGCCCGAGATCCGACATGGCAAATGTTTCGATCTCGCGATCAAGCTGCGGCGTCCAGCCCTTGATTTTTTCCTGTGCGAACTGCCGGGTCTGATCGATCCGGCTGTTGAAGTCGGCAGCCGCTTCCGCTTGGCGGGTCTTCTCCGCCTCGCTCAACTTGCCAGAGATATCGGCCTGCGCCTCCCGCAACTGCTGGAAACGCATGTACTGCGCCTGCGCCTCGACAGGGTCTTCCCGGTTGAAGCGTTGCCAGTCAATGTCCTGGTACTGCTGAAGCTGCCCGTTGATCTGGAAGAGGATGCCGCGGGCCTGAAGTTCGTCATCGGTCGCCTTCGACCTGACTTCGAGCTGCTTCCGCTCTTCGGCGATCTGCCTCTTCTCGTCTGCGTTCAGCTGCGACTTCTGCGTATAGTCCGCATTGCGCAGGAACGCGTCCTTGAACTTGGCGGGGACTTTCAGGGTCTCGCCGTCAAGCTCGATGTCGAAAAGTTCGGCTAGCGCCGCCTGCTCTTCGTCGTCTCCTTCAATCACGTCGGCCTCAAGGTCGGGGCTCGAAAAGCCGTCGTCCTCTACCTCCGGCGCCTGCTGCTCGATTGCTGGGGTCTCCAGTTCGCTGGCATTAGCCATCGTTCCTTCGTTCATGAAGGTCCACTCCTTTCAAGGTTGGTGGGATTGCGCCGCTTACCCTTGGCGCGCGGGATACTGTTGTTGACGATCGAACTGCCGATCGTTTCGGGCGCCGGCATCGAGGGCTTTTGCGGCGTCGATCCGCTGCGCCTGCTCTTTGAGGCGCTGGTCGCCTTCGACCTTCATCCGATCCGTCTCGGCATTGAACTGGTCGATGGATTTGTCGTCTTCGAGCTGCTGCACCTTGCGCTGAAGCTCCTGAATAAGCTCCATGCCCTGCTGCATCTGCTGCTGAACCTGCGGCGGGACTTGATCCTTGCCCGGCAACGGGAACATGGCATCAAACCTCTCGGCAATTTCCTGCGCACCAGGCCAATCAAGGTTCTTGGCAAGCTCCGGAGCGATAGCCGGTGCGCCCTGCGGGAAAGCGCGGACCATTTCCGTCATTTGGAAAGCTGCCTCTTCGCGACGCGTGGTGAAGCTCGGGCCGGTCGAGACAGTCAGGTCGTACTTGCCGACGGTCAGGTCGTGCATCGCCATGACAGCGGTCTGGATCTTCTTGCCGTTCTCGTCCGTCATCGGCTGGCCGAACTCGTCGACCTTGTCCTGCATGACGGGCTGGCCGTTCTCGTCCATCTTCGGGAAGGCCTTGTTGATCTGCTTGGTTTCTGGCGTTCCGTCCTCGCCCATGACCCGCACGACGCGTTCCGTGTTGTAAACCTTCGGAATCAGGTCAATCACGACGCATCCGGTGTGGCGGATCGCGCGGGCAAGATTGTCGATGAAGTGGAAGGTGGAAACGTCCCCTTCCCGTTGGCGAGCTATGATTGCCTTGCCGCTCGTCTCGTTCGATCGGGCGCCGAGGGACGCATCATAGAGGCCGATGATAGCCTTCATGTCGTCAGCGGCGCCAAGAGCCTCCTGGATCGCTCCAGCGGCAACGCCACCGTCAAGCGGCTGACGCTGGGGCGGCACACCAGCAGCGGCGACAACCTTCGGGTCGAATTCAAGGTAAGAGTGCGATTTCGTGTTGGCCGTCGCCCATTTCGTGGGCTCAACCGCGAACCCGGCCGGCCCCACCCAGGGCGCGCGCGGTGCAAGAGCAACTGTCTCCGTCGCCATGGAGCGCCAGTAGTTGAACATGCTCTGCGCGTCTTTGGCGCTGTGGATCAGCGACCGGAAATACCGCTTGCCTTCAAGAACAATTTCATCGCCGTAGACCGGGATAATCGGAATGTAACGACCGGGCCAAACACGCTCTTCCAGAATGTCAGCGCCTGACATGATGGTCTGGGTAACCTTGTGCGACTTTGCCACGCGGCTGGTGACGATCTGGACGGCACGGACCTCAAGAGCAACCTGAAGATCCTCGTCCTTCTCCAGATCTTCCTTCGAAACCACCGTGCCGTTCGAAAGCTGGTGGATTTCCCGCTCGACCTCCTCGCGCTGCCACCATTCGGCAATGAGAACTGTGTCGTCCTCGGTCCACGTCGTGTCCTGAGACCAGGCGTCGCTGTCGAAATCGACGTCCACCTGATCGCCATCGACATTCTGCTTGCCCTTGTACCGGCGCTTGAACTCATCTCGCGTGATGCGATCGACGACGAAAGCAACGTTCCAGTCGCTGGAGTCCGCTTCCGTGCTGTCCGGGTCACCGTAGACCGAAAACTGATTGGAAATCCGCTTGATGCCGAGATCCATGTCAAAGCTGTCGTCGTACGCGTAGTCGAGAGACACACGCCAGTACGCAAATCCGCCCGAAACACTGCCCTCAATGGCCGTGTCATAGGCGACGTCGGCCTTTGAGGTGTATTCGATATTGCGGATCAGACCGTTGATGACGTCTGCCGTCTCGACATCCGCCCCGCTATCGACCGGGTGAACCTTGATCGACGGCTTGTTCTGGCGGGCGTCGTTCACCACTTGCCGAATGAAGGCGTTCAGCTTCGAAATCGTCAGACAGGGGCGTCCCTCAAGCTGTCGCTGCTTCAGGATCTCGGCAGGCCACTGCTCTTCCAGCCGTGAGAAGCGAATATCGTCCAGCGCGGTCTGCCGATTATGCTGGTCCGCATCCGAGCAGCGCTGAAACGCCTTCTTGCCGGCGGTGAGGCGATCAGCCATCTCTGTGTCAGCCATCAAGCCATCCATCCGCCAGCGCCGCGGTACGTGTACTGCGGTTCTTCCGGCTTCTTCTGTTGTGGTTCTTCATAGGCGACGCACATAAGGCCGAATGCGTCGGCGCCGTGCGATGCCCAGTCATGTTCCGGCCCGAGACCGATGTTGCGGGTCTCGTCCTTCTTCTCGTGATACCAGCCGAGAGCATCACGCCCGGCTTCCGTCGTTTCGGCATTGAACCAGATCGCCGGGAAGAGCCTGCGGGCCGCCTCGATGCGAGCCGCTGCAGCGCCCTTGCCCTGGTTGGGAATGACCGTGACGTCATAGCCGGCGTCGGTCAGCGCGCTTTCGTAGGAGACGTCGAACACCTTGTCTTGCGTGCTGCCGTCATGAGGCAGCCAGAACTGCGCCCGGTCTGGCGTGTAACCTTTGCTCCGCAGCCAGGCGAGATGCGTAGCCAGCGGCTGTCCCTGCGCCTCGTAATAATCAACGACCCTGATTTCCTTGCCGATGAACTGGGCAACCCAGATGACGAAATTGTCGGCCTTCGCGCCCGTGCCGCCGATATCGACGAACAGCCGGTACGTCATTAGCGGGTCGGCAGCGACGCGGCTGATGCGGCCCTCTGCCTTCGCAGCGTTCAGATGGCTGGCAAAATAGGCTCCAGATGCCACCGTCACGTATCCGCCTTCCCAGACATGATCGTAATCGTCTGGCGTCATGCGCTGGCAGTCGAGCCGTTCTTGCTCTAGTTCGGCGCCGAACCACGGATTATCCCGCCAGTTCGCGTTGACGACGATTGCGCCGGTCGGCTTCTCAGGGCCGCGGAGCATTACATCCACCGGGTCGATCTTTCGGCGGGCGTTCCAGCTCCACCACATTTGGGCGCCGGGCGCTCGCATGGTCGGGCGAAGCATCTTGATCGAGGTGGCCGAGGCCGATTGCGCTTCCTCCCACCACGCCCGCTTGAAGCCTTCCAGCGACTTGATGGACTCGGCCGTGTAGTCCTGCATCCCCTTAAAGATGATCAACCCGTCTTTCGGAGTCGTGATGCAGTCCCGAAAGACCTTGAAGCCATCGGCCTCGCCAAGACGGCAATCGTTCAGCTTAGCCTCGATCAACGCCTTGGATGACTGCGCGAGATCCTTCTGAACTTCGCGAATGCAGACGCTACGCAGCCCCTCACCGCTGATACCGGGCTCTGATAGGCTATCCTCGATCAGCAACCCGCCGAAGAAGTGCGATTTACCAGATCCTCGCCCGCCCCAAGCGCCCTTGTCACGGGCCGGCTCCAGAAGCGGGAGAAAGACTTCAGCCGTGTCGATCGCCAGGACGGACAATACGGCGCTCGATGACATGGACGATCGGGCTATCGGGGTCCCCGGCAACCTGCATCGGGAGGACCTTGCCGAGAAGACTCATGAACGGGCCTGGGTTAAGACGCGCCTGCTGTGTCAGGTACGTGACTATATCGCCCTCACCCGCTTGTTCTGCCGCCTTGAGGATTGCATCCTTCAAAAGCGCGGTCTGCTTGTTGAGCGAGCCTTTTGGCCTGCCCTTCCCGCGGTTTCCCGTATTCTTGCCTACTTTAGGCTCTTCGGACATGTGCAGCACTCCCGAGGGTTGGTGCTATTTCAGGATGATCTTGCCGATGCGGCAGTGGCGTAGAACGCGGTTGACCTGCGGGACGAGAAGATGCTCAACACCAACCTGCATGCCGTACGGGCTGATAGGCTGGAGGCCGACGAAATTCCTGACGGCCTGGTCGTGCGCGATGTGCGGCGCCTCGGCTACATCTTCCGCCTTAGACTTCCCAAACGGCCACATGCCATGCTCCTTGCTTGGGAGGGGTTAGGCGAGAAGAGCCCAGATCAGCCAGGCGGCAAACGGGATGATCGTGACAAATGCGGGCACCACGCTCACATCAGCACTCCATGGCTCGGGACGAGCGGCGGGTTAGGCAGCGGCCTCAGCGCCGTAGTAATC